ATACCATTTAAGCTAAGGTATGTCAACATAAAAAAATACCAGCCCTAAAGCTGGTATTATTTTTTATTTAACCATTGTATTTTGGTTTTGTTTCTTTGGTATCTTTAAAATTTTCGTGCTCTAAATAACAGCCGCCTATTAAGGCTAAACCTATAAGTAGATCATATAAAAACTGTTCTAAAAGTAATTTATTGAGGATATGTTTCAAGTATCTCATCCATTGAGTCTAGTAAGCATTTAAAACAATCTCTAGCAGGTTGTATGACTTCAGGAGATTCACGTAGTTGAGTTAAACATTTAAGTGCTTCAGGACGGCTATCCCAAGATAAATGCTCAGTAGGAAATCCTTCTAAGCGTCTACGCATTATTTCACCACCCATTAAATGAGCTCCTGTTAATACATAAGCTGCCCCAACTATTGCAGTTGAATTATTTAATGTGTTTGCATAACTTTTTGCAGCTTTAATTGGTTCTACTGTAATACCCAATGTAGCAATGTCTTTTTTAATTCGATCAACACGATGTACTGTACTTGGTAAATGTTGGTCAACAACCTCATGTAGTTGCAACAAAACTTGCAACCAAGCAGCATACCAAATAGCAGGAGGTTTACCTACTGCCATTACACCACCAACAGGGTGCTGTTCACAAGCATGGTGTAAGTCTCGTGTTGCGTTCCATAGTTCTGTTGTCATACGTACTCTTTACCTTCCAAAAAAATTTTATTTATTATACTAACTTGTTCCTTGCTAGACAAGAATTCTTCTTCACCTTCATTATTGATTATAACAGGATCTTTATCTTTAAGTATATTTAGCGTATTACCTATTTGTCTTATTAACTCACTATTTCTGTATAAAATAGTGGCATACTCCCACTCTATTTGTAAACCTTTTGATAAAGTTTGTACTACTTCTTCAACGCTATCTAGCAGACCGTACTTTAAAAATCCTAGTCTTATTTGTGCTGCAGTAATAGTAGCAGGGCAATAAAATCTAGCGTTTTCTTCTGTAATTTTAGCACTATTCCAGGCTTCCTCTGACATAACTTCTAATACACCTTCAATATCAGTATTAGAAGTATCTGGGCAAATACCAAAAAATTCTGGCCTTAACGTAGGGAACAAAGAACTCTTTTCCCATTTAAACTCAAGTCCTTCTATAACAGGTAAAGTTGACGGCCCTGTTGAAGGTATATTAAATACGTTTAAACCAGTTTCTGTATCAACAAGAGTATATCTTATATATTTCACATTCTTTCCCTTCTTACTAACCTAAGGGATACACCAGTCTCAGGGTCATCAGTTTCTTCATGCTGCCAAGCACCAGGATAATTTGCGTTTTTCCCTGTTAGTATATAAATAGCATTTAATCCATTGTTTTGCCCCTTATACGGAGGAGTATAGGCATTAGGATAAGTACCATTAGCAAGTTTAGTTTCGTATTCTTTACGATTACTAGTATAAGGGCCCAAAACGTGCCATAACGTAGAGCATGCGTAACCAAATGTACTACCCATCTCAACTAACGGATCAGTAAGGGGTGGCTGTCTTCTGGTTTGTGGATATGCTCCATTTACAGGAACGGTATTATATGTTGCTGGAGTAGGAGTATTATATTCTATTTGTTCAGGATAAGAATTACGATTTAATCCAAAAAAATCATCAGTTCTATCTACACGTTCTCCAAAACCACTAAAGATTTGCTTTTTATCATTACGTTTAAAGCCCGTGCCAGAGCCTATTCTATAGCCAAGTTCCGTAAATTTTTGTTTAGTATAGTTAGTATAACTAGTTGTTCTATAAACAAATCCCCAAGGTGCGTAGAGACTACTATTTGGGTTAGTCATGTCTGCTACTGAATAGCTTGCGCTAGGAGGAGGATATAGATAATTATGACAATTATAAAATATAGCTGTTAACTCGTCTCTTGCAGGTATGTACCAGTCATTTTTTCCATTTATTGTTCTACTCATTGCCCAGACTGCTGGCTTGCAGTAATATTGTGAAAGTGGATATTTAACTAGTGACTCTGTAATTCTTTTACCTTCTGTGCTGCTCCAAACTTCAAATGGTAAGGGTGGCGTACGTAGTAATTCTCCATTTACAAATCTTTCATCGTTAACATAGTTACCGTTACTATCAAAGCTATCAGCTGCATAAAAGTCAAATATAGGATCACCATCACTAAAAGTGGCTTGTTCACCACTAGCTTTAGGGGCTAAAACTAATCTATAGGGCGCTAATATATAAAATCCGCCTGATATTGTTTTTGGAAAGGTATCAATAAACATCTCAAATACACCTACAGTTATATACTGGCCGTAAGCTTTAACTATATAGCCCTCCAGTCTAGTTTCAGTGTTTTGTTTTGATCTTAAGCTTACTCTTTGTCCTAGGTAAAAAATAGGAACTTTGTTTTGTTCTAAAGGCGTGTCGTACGCATCTGTTAAGTTAAACTCAAAGTGGTTCTCCGTATTTGTTACTGCAGGACCTGTAACAGTTTTATCGTTAAGAATAATAAGATTGTCAATAAGTATACTGCCAGCACTAGGAGTTTCTGCTTCATACTGCCACATATTTGCTGCATACCAGCCGCCTCCAGCAGGCCAGTAGTCTCTAAGTTGTAGTGCTTGATTATTCTGATTTACAGGATTTTGGTTTGGCTTATCGACTTCATTTTTAAACACAGGAACAGTTTGAAAAGTTACAACATTACTCCAACCAGAGCTATCAAATGCACCGTTGTGTTGAACTCTTGCTGTATATACTTTTCCTGGTCTAAGGTCAAGGGGGCTCCAACTAAGTAAATTTTGGGTACTATTCAGTAGTCTTTGATAAGGACTAGCACTACCGCTTTCATATAGTTCCCAATTACTAGATACATGAGTTTCATTTACTAGTTCAGATAATTTTTCAAAAGCTGTGCTTAGAAGTGATACTGTGGGTTGTGGTACTAAATTATCTGCATTTAAAGTAGTAACTATACTAAGAGCAGGTGTAGCAATAGAAGGAGGCTGTATATAAGGAAATAAAGGTGTCCAAGGACTAAATGAACTAGGTGTACCAGGAAGGCCTTTTCTTCCTTCATACTGAGCTCGCCAGTAATAAATATTGCCTTTATCTAAATCGGGATCAGAACCTGCTAATATAAAACCTGTTGTATCACTTAGACTGCTTCTTGCTAGTAGTGGCGACACACCTTGTACAATAGTTGCATTACGATATACTTCGTAGTTAGTTCTTACAAAGGCTAAATCAAAAAGACTCTTAAACCCTTTTAATTCAAAAGCGGTTATTTCAGAGTTTATTTGAAAAGCTGTAGGTACTTCAGGCGTAGATATTATTGCTGCTTTAATAAATAGTACGGGTATTAGAGTACTATACTCAGAATAAGTACCTGTTGTAGTTAAGTATCTACATCTCCAATAATATTGCTTTTCGTCTTCTAAAAAAGTTACTTTTTGACTGCTAAGATCTAGTTTACGAATTGTATCAAGAGTCATAGTTAAAGCATTGTAGTTTTCTTCTACTATACCTATAGTACCTTCGTCTATATTTGGGCTTGAGTAAAACTCCCATAGAATTTTACTTAAAACAGGAGCAGGAGTAATACTAGAACCAAAAGCTGTAACTTTTAATTCTATTAAAGGTACACCAATTAAGCAGTCTATTTCTGGCGTAAATACATCTAATACTTGTCGTTGAGTTTGTACGCTAGTTGAAGGAGAGCTTACTGAGACGTTAACACCGTCAATAGTTAAACGAGCTGTATGTCTAGCTTTCCAATAGTACGGAAGATTAGCACCTATAATAGTTTTAGGAACAGTTGCAGCTACATCAATATTACCTTGTATTACAGTTATATTAGGTGTTAAGGGATCTCCCTCAAGCTGATTATATAATGTAAATACTGTGTTATTATAAACAGCTTCTCCTGGCAAACTAAACGGTGTTAAAAATCTGGATACTGTTATTGTTGCTGTTCTTATTCCAGTAGTAGTAATAATTTTTGGGGTTTCTATATACTCAGGAAAAACTCCAGGTGTTATGGAAGACCATGCAGATTCTTGATTTTGTTCAGCAACATATTTACCTCTCCAATAGTAAACCGTACCAGGCACTAAGCGTATATCAGGTTCGCTAGCTTTTAATGTATAAGTATTAACATTAAGGGTAGCATTTCCAGTTCCAGTTCCAGGTCCAGTAGCTTTAAAAACAGTACCTACTGCTGCAAGTCCTGTTACACCTACTGCAGTCCAGTTAGTTGTACCAAGAGTTAAAATAGTATAGTACTGATCTTTAACAAAGTTTACTGGAAGTGTTACAGCAGCTTCTACTGAAAAAGTTACTGGATTAACAAACTCTCTTGTTAAACTAATTTGAAATCTTGCGGACAGTAGCCTTAATCCAGCAACTGTTGTTGAGTAGCCTGTTAAAATTAACTGTCTTTTAGTTAAAAGTATATTTGGATTAGGTGCAGCAGCAGAAGGTGTACGTATAACAGGCGGATCAGTGCTTTTCCACTCTGTGCCAGTAGAAAATTGCATTTGATTTTCGTAGTATACCCAAGAACCTTCAAAAGATTCTGGAGGCAGTACGTTATTTAGTTCTCCGCTAGCTGGTGCTTTGCTATAGCTGTAGCCAATAACAGGAGTTCTTCCAGAAACTAATTTTGTATCGCTTAAATTGCCCATTTATTACTCTACTCCTGTATGTTCTGACGAAGGCTTTTCTTCAGCACTTGCCCATATTTGTATTGGCGCAATACTACCTGTACCTGCAGCTGAATAAACATATATCTGTAACTTATCTCCATCGGAATAATTAAAATTTCTTTTTACTAGACTTCTACCTTGTACTGGTACCATAGCAGTGTCACCTGGTGGTATTGTCATTATTCCTGGGCAGGCAATTGTAGTACCGCTTTCGGTTACTAGTCTTATTTCTACTAATGTTGTTTCAACAGTGGTATTACCAGTTACACCAGGAGGCAAATTACTAAAAGTTGTGTTTCTAATAAAAACGGGGGTCATAAAAAATATTTCCCCAGATCTAAGCCCTCTGGTAATATCTTCTGGGTCTCTGTCTGCATATACTCTACGAGCATCTGGTACTGAAAAGTAAGGAGCTTCAGCTATAGTAATCCAATTTTTTACAGGAATATTAGTATAAGTATAGTTTTTAACTCTACCAGTAGACGGTGTTTTGCATTTAATTTTTTCTGCCATTAGAAACTCCTGGATATTGATGTTTTTGTTGCTACTCGTCTAACGGCTTGATCGAATGGAGGTCCGCCTAGTTCGCCAGTATCTGAATTTATTTGTAATCCGCCCACAAACAGGGCATTACCTTGATCGTCTTGTCCTGACGCAATAACAATACCATTATCGCTTTCGACAATAGAATCTTGAATTGTAGCAGCATTATTTGCTGGAGGAATTTTTGTAAGCGCTACACCGCCCATTACAGAAGTCCAAGTATGGCCAATAGCTGTAATTCGGCTAGGCTCTTGTATTGTATCAGGAATTAGCACGTTAGTATTTAAAGTATCTAGTAAAGCGTCAGCGGTATCTTTTAGTAAAGCACTGCCTGTAGCATTAATTGTATTGCGTACGTATTTTTTTATAAAATTCCAGCAAAATACAAATGCGTACTTATTAGAGTTTAGGGTAGCATTACTAATTAAATTGCCCAAAATAGATCCAGAAGCTTCTACAGGAGTAGTGGTTCCTGGGGGATTAAGATAATCTTTTAAAACTTTAAATGAGTACACAGTTGGAATTATTTTTGCACCAGTAATAACAGGCACTCGTGCAGGCAAAAACATTTCGCTTGCAAAGTTAAGTATTGGTTTTTCGGTAAAAGTATCTAATACACCACGTATTGCTGTTAGCAAGGTTAAAGTATCGCGTTTAGTAAGCACCATGTCTTCTTGCGTTAGTTTACCTGTACCAAATACATTTGAATCTTGTGTTAAAGCTGTCCAAGTATTTTCTATTATAGACTCTTGATAGTTTTTAATAAGTGCAGCAGCATTTTTTAAATTAGCTATACCTGTTGCGCTTAAAGTAGGTAAAACATTTTTGTTGCAAATTAAATTAGATTCTAAGTTTGTTATTATATTAGCAACATCAATACTATAAGCACCTAATTTATTAACTAGTTGATTGCCTAAAAGTTTAAATACTCTTAGTGTTCCTGCAACTTTAGTTGGTTCTATTACACACACATCTAAAGATATAAGTAACTGATTGCCAAAATTAATCATTGGCTGATCTGATCCTAATCTAAAACACTCTGCTAGTGCTTTTGCAAATCTTTTTGCGTAATTTTTAGTAGCTGTAGCGTCTGAAAGCGTTAGGGCATTATTATTAAAATATGTTGCTTCAGCTTGTACTGCTGTCCATGCAACATCTATTAATGCTGCTAAATCATCTGTTCTTCCAAAAACATAAGCTTCAGTTATTTTATTTGCTGCCTCTAAACTTGTAGGAAACGTAGTTAATTTTTTAAAAGTAATATTTTCTTTTAGTGCTGTAAGTATACGTGATATAACAGTTCTAGCATTAGTGTCGGTTACGTAGGTTGCTATAAATTGTTCTACTTTATCAAATGATAATAATACTGCTGGCATTTTTGCAGCAGAAATTACTGAAGTTCCAAAAAACGAATATAGTCCATAAGCAAAATCTAACATAGGTAGTTCGCTTTGATTAAACCCTGTGGTTGGAACCGTGCACTCTCTTAGTGCAGTTAGCAGAGTTTCTCCGTCTCTTTTAGTATAGCCTTCATCAGTTGTGTTATTTAAATAACTGTTGTATCCTTTAGCAACAATACTATTCCAAAGTGTTTGACCTGTTATAGCTCCAGTAGGGACGCCTGCACTCAAAAGTTTTGCTTCTGCACGAGCTCTAGAATTAGCATTAAAAGTAACGTCGCCTTTAAAACTAAAATTAGATATTAAAGCATTAAATAGTGCTTCTATAGTTAAGTATAAATTTCCAGTTGTTGGTCCAACACTGCTTAAGTTTAAAACACTGGTTTTCATGTTTTGCCAAGCATATAAAGTTGCTGGAAGTTTTTGATATTCTATTACTAGGCTTCCGTCAGTGTAATATAGGCCTCTTACAAAGTCTGTCATATACTGCTCGTTTGCATAAACCAAAGCTCTTTCTAGTGCTGTTAGTAATGTTTTAGCGTCTCTTTTAGTATAGTATTCGTCTTGTTCTGTCCAAGTAGACACATAAACTCTGTCAACTAAAGCTGTCCACATAGTGTCTGCTATTGTGTCTTGCGAAGCTTTAAGTTGTGCTGCAAAACTAGTATTATTTTGAACTCTTCTAGCTAAAGCTCCTGTTTCTTCGGTAATGGGCACAGAAGATTTAGCTGCAGAAATATAAACAGGCTTGGCGTTAACGTCAAACATACCTTTTGCAAAATCAAGCATTGGCTGCTCATTACCACTGCTTAGGGTCCAGTATAAACATTGCAATAGTAGTTTAGCGTCAGATTTTGTTTTTAGCTGTAAAGTATTACTCCAACTATCCGTATACCCTATACCCGAAAGCTCTGTCCACATCTCATCAACTAAAGTAGTTTGCTTAGCTGGATTAACTAAATCACTAATACAATCTTTATCGGCTTTAGTAGTAAATCTAGGTATAGTATTATTAACATTAGTTGCTGCGTATGTTTTAGTTGGGTTAAGTATATCTCTGCCACCATCCGCAACCATTGAGTAGTCACCAAACTGTGTAGAACAAGCAGATAAAATAATCTGTCCGCCACTTTGGGCAAGAAAATGCTTGTGTGCCCAAATACTAACAGCATTAACCGCGTTAATAAGGGCACCGTTTTTTGCGCAATAACCTATACCATTTGGTAAAACTGGAGTAGCACCCCAAGTCATAATGTTAGGAAATATACTATATTGGGAAATAATATTACCGTCAGCAAGAGCTACGCCACCTGCACGTGGTACAAGAGGATTTGCATTTGCAGCGTCTAACGGAGGAGCAATTATACCCCAAGTTGGTAATGCGCGGCAAGCAATTTTATGTGCATAAGGCACACGAGTAATTACTGCACCAGGTCTAAAGCTTACTGCAAATCCTTCTGTAGGATTTTCTAAACTGTCAAGTCTCCAGCCTTCAAACATTACGCCTTCTAGAAAACAACCACTACCCATACGAAACACATTACGCTCAGCATAGCTATCATCAAATGGGCGTACAAATACTGTACGGTGAACAGCTTTAATAACACAATTATCAGGCATATCTAAATGCCCTTTAGTATAAACTATGCTTTCAGGAGCCCATTCTATAAGGGTTGCTTTATTATATGTATTCCATCTTTCGGTAGCAGCTTGTAAAGCTTTTTCTATTGTTCTAAAAGCTTTTGCCCAAGAAGTTCCAGTATTACTGTCTGAGCCATTAGCGGATATATATAGTGTATTTTCAACACTATACTCTAAACCAGCAACACTTGGGTATGTTTGTATTTTACGTGCAGTAGTTTCGGTTTCGTGTAAGTATAAATTTAAATACTCTGTGTTAAGTGACGAAGGTACGCTAAAGTATTTACCAACAGTTGTACCTGCAATTCCTGCTGCTTCAGTAGCATAAATTCCTGCAGATAGTGTTGCAACATCTCTGGCAGTTGCAGCAGCAATAGCTGAAGCAGCGGCTTGGGTTGCTGATGTAGCGGAACTTTCAGAATAACTTTTAGAACTACCTGAGTACTCCTCGGATAGTATTTTGTTATTTTCTACAGAAGAAACATTTTGAGTAACCACGTCAGCTTTTGCCAAATAACTATTATTATTATTTGTTTGTACTAAGCTTTCGTCATCGTAATAGCTGTCAGGAAAAGCTTCAGCAGTACTATTGTTAGTAACTACTAATCTTGCGTATAGCTGTTTTTGTGCTGCCGTTGGTATTCCCATATAAACTTCTGCCTTTATAATTTTTATTGCCTATTATAGCATTAGTAGGCAATTAGGGTCAAGTTAAAAAATTTTATACCTATCAATCTAACTTACCTAAAACTACCCTTTTCTTGCCACTATTCCATACTTCTAGTTTTTCATTAGTTATACTTAAGTAACTAGTAGCACCAATAGGTTCTAACTTTAATGTACCGCTAAAAACTGCGCTACCATCAGCTTTTATAGCTAAAGTATCTACACCATTCTTTTTAGCTATGAAACCTCCATCATATAACGCAAATCCAGTGCCTGGTATTGTTACACCATTAACTACTCTACTATTATACCCGTCTGTTCTTAGAAAAAACCCTGTTTTTATAATTTGGTTTACTGAGTTAAGTAAACTGTTATCATTAGTATGCTTTATAGCCGCGGCTTTAGCGGCATCAGTATACGTCTTAGCTTCCGCTTTAACAGCGTTAGATTTAGTTGTAGCATCTAATGCTCCACTAGCTAAAGTGGCTGTATAGATATTGTAAGGAGTAGTTATATCATCTACCCTAATATCTTGGATTTCTATTCTACCAGTATAGGCGTTTAAAGAACCATCTATATAACCTAAAATTACGTGTAAGGCTGCAGTAGTAGCTAAATCGTTTAACTCTCCAGGTGGAATATATACGTAGTATCTTTTAAACTCTGTAGTCAAAGCTGATGCTAAAATTTTACCGTATAAATATCCACCCCAATCATATCTAGCGGCGTTATCTTTATCAAACTCTAGTAACCCTAAATGAGTAGCGGCATTAGCATTAACTATTCCTACTTTTCTAATTAAAGCAGATATTTGGTATCTTTTTAGCGGGTCTAGGGTAAACCTAAAAGCTTTAGATGCAGCATCTCCATCGTTAGGTGCTCCTTCTAATAAGAATTCTCCTGATCGTCCTGCTAAAGCATTTCTTCCAGAGGCACCATCATTTATAACTACTATATTCCTTTTATCCCAAGCTGTTGGTAAGCTACAGGTTGTGTCCATGTTAAGAGATGTACCAGATGTTGCGTCTGGTACATAGCGATAAATTTGATCTTGTATTGATTTACCTGCATTTAATACTAAAGTACCATCAGCACCATAAATACTTAATCCTTTTGCATCTATTTGATTCGCTTTTAGTGTTCCACGAATTACTGCAGCGTCAAAGTCAGCAGTTCCGTCTTTGCCTATAAACCAACCTGTTTTAGCTGTTTTGTTGTAATTAGAACTTTTTAAATTACCGCCTACAGTACCGTCACCTACAGTAAGTTTAGCTGCGTCTAGGTTTTGAATTTTACTATTATCAACTGCCAGGTTAGCTATTTTTGCACCAGTTATTTGGGCATCTATAATAAACGTTTTTGTTGTGTATGTTCCAGGTTCATACTCTATGCCGTCAACAACAGTTTTTTCCGTTAATACTGTAAACGGCTTTCCAGGACCAGTTAGTGCTTCCACTAGTTTTGTTACATCAGAACCAGTTTCAGCAGTAAAAGGTCCTTGCGGATTAGTGCTACTAACACCGTCTATACTTTTCCACTTTAACCATATTTTCCACTTAACAGCTGGATCCGAATTAAAGCTACCAAAAGTACCAGGAAATTGCTCTAGTAGCCTAGCGTTTTCAAATACTAAAGACTCATAATTATTAGTGTATGCTACAGCATAAACTAATGTAACGTCATGACCATGACCTTCACTATATATTGGTTGACTTGCAAGATTAACAAATATAGTAGTTAAACTTGAGCTAGTTGTAACTGTTAAATTTGGCGTAGGTGGGGGCCTTGTATCTGCAAGAGCTCCATCTGCTCTTATTTTGCTAATAGTATAGGTAGTAGGATACTCATCAACACCAAATTTTGCTACTAATGTAAAAATTACTATATCAGAGGTCCAACCCGCAGCAGTCGCATTTTCAAGAGTAATAGCGCCAGTAGTTGAGTTAATAGTTAATTTTAATCCATCTACTGTTGTGTTATTTGCTGTTATGCCTTGTATACCAAAACGCACATCACCACCAGTTATTTTAGTGGTGCCATTGTATAGTTCTAGTGTATTACTAGCTGTTGGTAGCCTATAATCTGTACCGTCAGAAGCTGCTGCTAATGAATCGTATGTTCTAGTTAATCTAGTCAGTAAATTTGTAAAGTTCTTAGAGATAACCATCTCATTAGAAGTATATGCGTCTAAGCTGGCAGTAACAGTTACTGAGTAGGCTGAAAAAGTACTAGGGTCTAGTGTAAGCTTATTATTAGTTACATTTAATGTTGTGTTAGCTTTAAGTCCAGTAACTGAAAATGTAACATTACCTTTTAAGTCTCCAGCTAATTGAGCAGATATTTTTATTGTAGCTGGGCTAGGCAAATTATCTCCGCCATACTTAAACTCTAAGTATGGCGACGCTAACGATATAAAATTAGTAGCTACTGGTATTAGTCTATTATCTAGAGCTTGTAAGTCTATATCTCTTTTATTTAGTGGTGTTTGTGCCATTAGACTAATACTCCTATCTCAATCATTCCACTTAACCAATCTCTGTTAAGTGAAAAAACTATTCCTTTTTTAGCTACACTTAAATTAAACCTAGTAGACTGTATACTTACAATATCGCCTAATTGAACAAATATATGTTCTGGCAAATAAGTAGCCGTTATTAGAAATCTTGGCTTAGACCATAAATTTTTTCTTTTAGTTAACTCAGTTTGTGCTTCAGATTCAACAATAAGTAATGTTTCATCTGGCTCCACTGTACCGTTATCTTTATATAGTTCTTGCAGTGTTTCATCACTAAAGTCAGCAAATAAATATTCTTGAGAAAAATTAATTGTAGGATTTAACCCAGCAACAATCGAAGTTTGAACAGTATAATTTTTACAATAAGATAGCTTTAATACTGTGCGTATAGGAAAAGTTTGTGTTACTGATAAACTTCCTTCAACCATAGAGGCATCTGTAAAAGTATATTTTGCAGTACCAGAAGGCTCTTTTAATTCAACTAACTTTAACTTACTGGCACTTACAGTCCCATTAGCCTCTAAAGTTATACTTGGACATACTAATCCACTATTAACACTTCTTGCTAGTTGAGAACATGCATCTAGTATATTAGTTCTATCTTTGCAGTATATACCGACTTTACTATTATTTGTAAATTCTGCAAAGTTAATTTCTGCATCAGTAAATCTATTTATTTCAACACCGTAATTTTTAACTAAAGTAGTAATAATACCTGCTACAGTATTGTTGTAGGGAGTACTTCCTTGTGCACTACAAGTTATAGTTCCTCTTGGGCCAGTCTGTAATGTAAAAGTTCCAGTAGTAATATCTTCGTCAACTTCTATTGGATTGCCATTATCTCTAACTTCAATTATTCCTTTTGCTGGACCATTATGGTACATATATACTTGACCACCATCTAAAGAACTACCATTATCTACAAGTAGTGGTTGTACATTAAAACATTCCCCGAATAGTAATGGCAATAGTGTTTGTTCTGTGTTTTGAGAATACTCTGTAGTACTAAGATTAGTTTCACTAATATTATCGTTTAATCTTTGTAATTTATCAAATAAAGATATGACTAACGTACTTTCATTAGTAGACGCTAAGTCTTCTATAAGTCCATCAAATATCATTACAAAGTCAGATTTAGGCCACGTAATATCCCCTAAATAAATTTTTACAGGCCTGCGTTTCCAAATGTAATCTAAAAAGTAGTCATAAGCACCACCAGCATTTGTAAGCTCTAAGCTACCAAAACCACTAGATATATTTCCGTCTATAGATAAGCTTTCAGAAAAATTTAAACCACCATTAATTATTGGAATATAAGATAAGTTATCATTATTATTGTATACTGCACTTGAAAAATATACATCTTCTTCAGTTTTTGGTGTAAGTTTGGTAACTACATCTTTTATGTCTATTAAAGTGCACTTTACATGACCAGGCGTATTTAGCCAAGATATTATTTCGGTTACTGTCTTCATTTGTTACCAACTATTTATATTTAAACTAGTATTATATAGACTATATAAGGCATACTCTAGCGAGTTACTTTGACTTCTTCCGTATATAGAATAGCTTTGCGTAATTTCGGGGTTAGTATTATCAGGAAATATACATAAGTATACTAAACCGCTTGAACCTACTGTTTTCATAATTTCTAATAGTGTTTTTCTATCTTTATCATTTATGTACTGTAACTGAAATTGCATAGTTTCAATAGTAGGTCTACGATCTACATAAGAGTCCCCAGATCTAGTATTAGTTATAATACTGTTATCTACTACTCCTACAGTTATACCATTACTTGCTTGTCTAGTACTTTCCCAGTAGTTTCCGCAAACTATTCTTGAACAATCTATACTTGTAAGGCTATTTGCATGCGTAAGAGTTATATCTACTCTTCTTACTGTACTGTATAAAGTATCAAACCATATACTAGTTTTAGTAGCGCCGCTATAAGGAAAAACGTTACTTGTATAAGCCACGCTTAGTTCTGGATTTTTATCTTTGCAGGCAGCTACTGTATTGCTGTCTGCTAGTAGTGTGCCAGCAGAATTATATAAGGTTACCCTAATAGTGGAACCATTTATTAAATTAGTTGCTGGTAACGCTACACCGTTTATTTTCTGATCAGAGGTCCAATTCAGAGTATAGGTAACAGTATTGGTAGTAGCAGCAGACCTATGCACACTAGTTTTTTTAATATTTTGAACATTTGCTATAGCGTAGCCCAATACAGTTGAGCTTGCAGTAATAGTTGCACTATCTGCAAGATTATTGTATAATACTCTTAAATTTGCCATATTTATCCTTAAAAATAAGTAAGGGCTAAAAAGCCCTTACTATATTTACTTTATACCAGCTTTAGCTTGTAAGCGATTAGCTTGAATTGTCTTGTCATTGCTAGTAGTAATGACTTTTGTTATTTGCTCAGTATTACGATCAGTTGCTTTAGCATTTAGTATTGCACCATCTGCTACAACTGCTGCCAAGTCTTCAACTTGTTTAGTTAGTTGAGCAATTTGTGTAAGCAGCTGCTGATTACTTGAGTTACCACTGTTAAGATTTTGCATTAACATTGCATTATCTGCTGCTGGCATAATACGTTCACCTTCGTGAATTTGTGCCAACATATCGTGTGGAACATAATTAGTACCTAGTGCAGCTTTAGGTGCAGTAATAGACACTCCCCCTAATTCTAAATATTTGGTAATTAATTCTGAAGTAGTTTTACTTGAATTACTAATATCTTCTAAGAAGCTATTAGATTCAGTTAATTTTGCTAGTTGTTTTTCGGCATCAGTTAGCTGAGTTTCTAAAGCAGCGCTAGTATTTTTAATGGCTGTTCTTACTAAGTTAAAGTCACTAGAATACTGTGCTCCACTAGCATAAAGGCTGCTAGATAATCTTAAGAAATTATCAGTAGCTTTAGTAAACGAACCAATAGCTTCATTTCTAGTCTTTTCTTCTGCTGCTGTTGTTGGTGTACTATCTATAATACCTTTTAGTCTTGTTACTTCATCTTTAGCAAAACTATACTGTTCTGTAGCTGTTAAAGTTGATTGTGAACCGAGTACCAAAGAACTATCGTAGTCTTTTAGTGCTTTAATCTGAGACTTTAAACTTTCAGTAGTAGTTTTTAAACTATTACTTAAAGATAAGGTAACGTTTTCAAAGCTACCAGCAGCGCTATAGTAAGTACTAAATGAAGAAGATAACTCCATTATAGCATCTGCAGTATCAGGCGCTGTAGTTCGTAATCCATCAACTAATGTTAATAGTTCGCCTCTAGTTTTTGGTATTGCTAGACCGAATTTATTAAATACAGTAGTTATCTTTAGAGTTTCATTAAAAGTCTTTTGACTAGCCGAAGCAAATGTACCAAAGAAAGATTCCCAAGCTGATTTTTGTTTTTCTAGTATTGCTTCAGTACTAGTATACATTGTATCTATGGAATCGATTACTTTTAATAATCCGCCTGCAGCTTCTGGGGAAGTAGTTGAAAGAGTATTAAATAACTCAAAGAATTCTTCTCTAGTAGCTGGTATAGCTACACCAAACTTACTAAAAGCATTTTTTGCTTTGTCAATTTCAATAGAAGTTTTATATGCCTCTGTTGTAAATTTACCAAAAAATGTGTTTATTCCTTCACTAAACTTATCTACTCCACCTGCAGCAATTATTACGCTTCTATTTAAAAACTCTTGATCAATTCCAAGATCTACTATAGTATCTCGTAATGTGTCTAGTTTAGTATATAGCTCAGCTACATCTTCAGCAGTTCCGTTAGCATTTTTAATAACATCTTTTATTAAACTCTGAGTTTCGCCAGCTAATATAGACTGTCTTACAATTTCTGCCCCTACATCCCCTTTTTTATTAATAATATCAGTATACTTAATAGCTTCAATACCTATATTATCTAGAGCAACTGAGGCTGAATCTATACCAAATACTACTCTTGACAAAGTTTCGCCTAAACGTTCACCTTGTTTATTAAAAGGTTCCATTTCTGGAAGCACGCTTTGTACTAGTAAATCTAGTTGTTGTCCAGCAATATTTTCAATAGTTTTTGAAGCATCACCTCCAATTCCTACACTACCAAAATTAACAACAAAAGCATCTATTTTTTTCATTACGTCAACAGAATCCTTACCAAGTATTTCTGCTGAAGAAAATATTGCGTTTCCTACTGAATCAAATACATTTGTAAGTGCATCACTTAGCTCTTTAGTAAAGCCTGTTAGTACAGTTCTGGTGCTACTGCTATAAGTTATTCCTAAAGCTTTGTCTTCTTCTTTTATATTAGTATAAAAGTTACCGCTAAATCCGCTTCGTCTTATACTACCTATAGACTGTGGGCCTGCAGTAATACCTTGACCTTCAATACTTGTTTTTGTACCAAAACCTAAGGCTTTAGATAAGCTATCCATTACTGTGCCTAAACCAAGTGCACCGCCTATATCTCTTATAAACTGACCTCCCCATAGCAACATATTACTTGTGCTAGTAGTATTGAATCCAGTTTTAGCAGCAGCAGCATTTCCTTCTAATACTCCTGCTCTACTTAGTGCAAGTCCAAAGTTTCCAATATTATCACTAATATTACGCAAGTACCTAACCATTTCTGAGCTATTTTTCATCATTATAGGATCAGCTGGTGCTAGTATTTCAATTGATTTTGCTAAGCTTTCGCTTGGGGAGCTGTTATCTCCTCCACCAACGCCAGTACCAGTATTTGTAGCAGCATTAGTATACCCTGGTCCCTTTCCGCCAATTTGACCTATTAGTGCTGCCATTATTGCAGCTACTGTAACACCTGCAGCTACGTTAACTGGAAACGGCAAGCTAGCAACTGATTTTACTACGCCTGCAACACCATCTACTTCAGCAGCAGCCACAGTTGCAGTAATACGTGTACCTATGTTTGCTAATAAACCACCAGTTTCTAGGCTTTGTTGAACCATTCGCTGAGCGCTCATTGCCATATTAACTATATGTATGCCTTTTTCAAGTGCTGCCATAGTTTTATATGTAGTACTTTTTTCTTTAAATAAACTTTTTGCACTGCCAATCAAAGAAGCACCGTCTGCTAGTTGTGCCTGAGTGTTTTTTCTTTCAAGATCACTATATTCCTTAGTACCTTTTACTGCGTTCTTTAATTGCTCTGCTCTCTTTTGGTCATTAGTATACATAGTATCAAATTTACTAATTACATCGCCAAGAGTTTTTCCGAAATCTCCAAAAACAGCAGACAAAGAATTAGTAATATTAGATATGTTGCTTAAGTGGTCTGCTTGCTTAATAAGTTCAAGACTAAGTGCTTTTTGGTCTTCAATAGATTGTTTACTAAGTTCGTTTACACCAGCTATAGCTTCTTTTGATCTTATAGCTGCATTATATTCACTTTGTGCTCTTGCTTCTACAGCTTTTGCTAATTCTTTTTCGTTATCTACTTTTTGTTGGGCTTCTACAGAAACTGTTGGAAGAGTAGCTAAATTTTCAGCTGTAACTGTACCACTTTCTAGGGCATCTTGCCTTTGTTTTAAATATGAATCCTGTAAGGCTTTTAATTGTCTTTGTGACTCATCAGCTCTTTGTAATATTTCTTTAGCCTTAACTAATGCTTCAGCTTTTAGGTCTACTTTATCCTGAGCTTTATTTTCGTCTTCTTCAGCTTTTAATATTAAGCGCTGTAATTCATATTCAGCTTTTTTACGAACTGCTGATTTATCATCAATAGTTCCTAACTGTAGTTGAGCATCTATTTGCTTTTCATACAAAGAAATTTGAGCAAGTTTAATAGAATTAACATCTTGTTCATTTTGTATACGAATTTCTGCTTCTTTAGTTAGTTGGGCTTCTCTGTCTGCACTCTTTGCACGAATACTACTATCTTTTATACTAGCTTCTTTTATTAGTTCACTAATACCTAATTGCTCTAGTTTAGATCTTTCAATTTTTAACTCAGCATCTGCAGTTTCTTTTAGCTCAGGAGTTATAGACTTATTTATTTTTCTTATTTCTTCTTCTATCTTTTTTCTCTGATTACTTGTTTCTTGCGCTAGTATTTCTAGTTGCAGTTCTTCTTTTGCATCTAATAAGCCTACTGTACCTATATTAGTTATTTGCTGTGCGTTATTTATAGCTAACTCTTGTAGTTTTAAAGACTCTAAGTCTAAGGTTCGCCCATCACTTTTTAATTTAAAAGCATACTCTTCGTTTTTAATATCGCGAGTTTTGCCTGCAATAACAGTGTCGGCTTTAAGACCACTTAAAGCTGCTTGTTTTTTAATTTCAGGTATCTTATCATTAGTAATACTGGACTGAGCTAGTTGTACCGCTTTTGTACCATATTTAGCTTCTACATTTTTAACACTTTCTCCAGCATTTAAGTCTTCTTTTGCCTTTATTTTATCTAGTGCTTCTTGTGCGGATATTGCCATAAGACCCGCTACCTTTTTCTCATCTTCGGTAGCTTTTGGATTTGTACGTGCAGCTTGAGCACGAGCTAGTTCTAGCTCAACGGTTAATTTTTCAAGTTTTTCTGTATTTTTTCTAGTTGCAAGTTCTGCAACATAAGAAGCCTCAACTAAAGCTGTCTGTATTCTAATATCAGCCATTTTTAGCTTATACTCTTCATTTGCAGTATTTAGTCCTGCTGAAGCAGCTTGACCTAAGTCAAACGCCTTTATGCTATTCTGTGCTTTTTGAGTGGCTTCTTTTAAACCCAAAGCAATTCTTTTAAAACCTTCATCAGTTAGCGTTTTAACAAGGTTGGCCTGACTCATAGAAAACTCTTCAGCTTTAGTCTTTAATCCCGTTAAAGACGCTTCCGCAGCTTTATAATTACTTTCTAGTTCGTTTCTTATTTCTGTATTAGACTGTCCAAGCGATTCACCGATAGCGTTACCAAGAGCATCGTAATTACCAGAAAGATTTTCAGTTGCAGGACCAAACTTTTCAAACTCTTGTCTTAGTTTTTCTACTTCTTTTTCTTGTTTACCAATTTCTGTTACAATAGTTCGTGCCTTAAACAAAGACTCTATTTGCTCTGGACCTATAATAGCAAATAGTTTTGGATTCTTTGTTATTTCTTCTAAAACAGCTACACTTTTTAATGGATCTGTTAAAGCTTGTGCAAATTGATCTGCAGCATTTACTAAGTCAACACCTAGCTTGCCTTGCAAATCCGTAAAAGCGTTGCTTTGAATAATTTGGTCTACAGTTTTATTAATAGACTTTAAAGTTTCTAAGAATCCTTTTGCTGCATTTGTACTAAACTGCTGACTTTCTTCAATCATTTTAAAAGAGCTAGCTAATTTACTTAAATCAGCGTCATTTAATTTTCCAATTGCTTTTTTAAGTTCTTCAGTATCTTCCAAGGCTTCTTTTGGTACTACTTGTCCCAAAATACTTTTTGCATTTTCTTTGCCACTACTAAATTGAAGCGACTTTAATATTGCTTGAATACTATCTACAGCATTCTTTTTAATTTCGTCAGTATTAGATTTTCCAAAAATACCAGCAACATCATCTTTTAATTTATCCCACACGCCAGCGGCTTTGCGAAATCTATTAAGCGCATCAAGTTGCTCATCAAAAGATTTTGTGACACCTGATAGTGCAGTAGTAAACGCTGATATTCCCTCTATGCCAAAAGCCTCTTTTTTGGCTGTAGTGTACAGCTTAAAAGTGTCATTAACTGTTTTTACAGCATTGTTATTTTCTTCTACTTTTGTATTAAACTCATCTTGTTGTTTTGTAGCACTTGAAGCAACAGAATTTAAAAGTTGGTAAATACCAACTAAAACCCCTATAGCCTGCAGTACGCCTGATGCTGCGCTAAACGCAGTACCTATTGCTGAACCTAGTATAACTAAACTTCCTTTTGCAATTGTTGCTGCAGCTCCCAAGCCTTTTAATCCAGATGTAGCTCTGCCTACTGTTTTTCCAGTTTCATCAAATATAGGTATACCATTTTTTACATTATCTAATAGAGATCTAAAAGCTTCTTTTGTGCCTTTTAAGTTAGTATCTGAGCCTACTTGAGCTAGTATTCCTGCTGAGGTAGCTTTGTTTGTTAAGCTATCTGCAATAATTTTTCTATTTTTTTCTTCGCGAGTTGCAGCCGCGTTATCTGTGTTAGCCTGTCTAGCGGCTATTAGTTGTCTATCCGCAGCAACTTCTTTGTATAAAGTGCTGGCAACTTGAAGTCTAGCTATTTCTTTTTCTTGTAGGGCAATAGTTTCTGCATATGCAGATTTTTTAGCTGCAGACGCAGTTGCATCTGCAGCTGCAGTAGCTTTAATTTTCTCTAGTATAGTAGTGCGTCTAGCTACTTCTGTGCTTACTAGCTTATCCATAGCTTGAGGATCAACTGTGCCTGACATTGCTTGAGATAAAATTTTGGATTTATCAGATAAAGTTTTAGCTAGCTCTGTTTGTGCACCAGCAATATTGGCGTTAATTCTTTGCTGAATTGGTACTATATCTTTTGCTTCTCTCTCAAGATTTTTTGCAATAGAGTAATCTCTAAAAGCTTCATAGGATTTTTGTGCTGTTTTAGCAGCTACATCGGCTGATTTAGTTAATTCTTCTCTCCAAGCACCTATAGCAGGTATTGCTTGTTTTAGTAGTGTAATAGCTATTAAACCAAAAACAGCCGTTAAAGCTGTAGGCGATTGTGCTAGTATATCTAATATTGGTGTTAGTACTTTATTTATTACTTGCAATCCTGCAGTAAGTAAGTTTGACGCACTTGCTAATAGTTTATCGTAAGGATTTGGAGCTGCTTCAATTGCAGCAAACTTTTGTTTACCTTGTTCTAACACAGCATTTGCAAAAGCTTGGCGTCTTTCAAAGTCGCTTAGTGAAGTTACAGTTTTACCTACCGATAAGGCATATCTATTTACTGCATCATCAACTTTTACGAAAATACCTATTTCGTCTAACAATTCTGGTTCAATTTTTGAAATACCACGACTTAGACGACTTACTGCGTCAGTCATTGAAATACCTAATGCCTGTGATGCTTTACCAGCAACAACTGCAATATCTTGAATCTGCTTAGTACCTAGACCAGCACTACTTGCCTGTGCAACTGCTGTCATAGCGTCGCGCAAGGACAGTGCTCCACCAGTAGTAGCAGCTATTTGCTTTGAAAGAGTTCCTAGACTTTGTCCACCAGCAGCACTAAGTTGATCTAGGCCTTTAACCATGTTTTCTGTATTAGCTGCTTCTTTAAGTGCTGTAAACGCAGCAGTTACCGCAAATAAGTTAGCAGCAAAAGTAGCATAAACACGTACTAGTCCGCCTAATCCTTGCGCTTGCTTAGCAAAGTCACGACTAGCCGCGCCAGTGCCTACTCCAGCTCTGGCTTGGTCGTACATATCAACTTTATCAGCTGTAGATGCACTAGCGGCTTTAATGGCGTTGGCAGTTTTTGGCGCAGCGCTTGCAGCCATAGCAGATTTAGCCGCAGCACTAGCTCTAGTTGCTGCAGCTGTTACTCCATCCATATTTTCTCTTAATAAGCTAGTAGCATTATTAAGATTTTTAGTACTGCCACCATCTGATAGTTCGTACTCTACTTTTATTCCAGCCATAGTTTCTCCTATTAGCAAATACCGTAAAAGCTTTTTAAGCTTTTAAAATTATATAAGTTCATTTCGATGTACCTTAT